TACATTACCACCATTATTAATAGCAGCAAATAAACCTTCAGTACCAATAGAACCAGCAACTGCGCCAGCACCAGCAAAAGAAGGAACAGCAGCTACAATCGCAGCAACCTGCGCTAAATTAGCTAACTCACCTTCAACCATTGCAATTTCTAAATAATCTTCGAATCTTAATCTAGTTTCACCTTCAGCTTTTAAATACCAAAGATAACCACTAGCTCCATCTTCTGTCGCAACCTCTACCCAACCAATTTGAGAAGCGTCAGATCCACTTACTGCGTATCTGTCTCTTATTATAATTGGTTTGTTACTAAATGTTGTGAATGAAGGTTGAATAGACCATGGATCTCCAGCTCCAGTCTGACCTGTAGTTACAGGACCAGTAGAACCTTTTCCAAATTCAGAACCATATACAAATACCTTAAGGTTAGTTTTAGCTATCCCTGGATTTGCAAGAGCTCTAGTGTAAGGTATAACGTCTACTAAATTAGCAGCACCCATACCAGCTGGATCAAATGCACCTGAATTATCTACAATAGCTTTTACTGTAAATGAAGGATCATTTGGATCCATAATTACAACTGTCATGTTTGGCATTAGTACGTTTGTACCATTGTTAATGGTTAACTGCGAAGCAGCTGCACCAATACTTACGCCATCATAAGCAATATGTAATCTGTTTTGTTCAGACCAAACTATTTGGTCAGACATCATTGGCATTTCAGCGCCAACCATTCTTAAGAAGCCACCTAACGTTCTGTTACCATAACGCTCTACCTCGGCTTCATAAATTTCCGGTAGATATTGTTGAGCAAAATCATTCGCACCACCTGTAGCAAAGTTTAGATAATTACCATCTAAAGCTTGCATTGTTTGTGATGGAATAAGACTCCCAAACTGAGGACTTAATACACCCATAATTGTTTAATTTTAATTGTTAAATTTACTTCGTTTGATTTTTAACTTAGAACTATCTACACCATCTATAGCACGAACCTTAAATCCACCAAGATTAATATCTCCAGCTGTTTGACGAACATCTGTTCCAGGATTTTTTGATCCTTCCACAACTGTTTTTATTCCATCTGATTTACCTTGTTCGTAAAAATGATTTACTATTTTATCTATATTTTGTGCAGCATACATAGCTTTATGATAACCTCTCGTATCTTTAACGTAACCTTCCTTGTCTAAGAACTTCTCGACGAAGTTGTTTAGATTAGATTGATTTTCTGCAACTGCATTGGGATCCTTAACACCGTATCTAAATTTCTTTTCACCAACTTCGAAATCAAAACCTTTGAATTCATTAGTAAAAAGTTGTTTAGTATTGTTAAGGAATTTTTCATGCTTTTGCTCAGCTAATTCCTGTTCATTAGTGTAGCGGTTGAAGAAATCCGTTGCCTTTTGTTGATCCTGAGTTACGCCTGGTCTCAACTTGATCTCATCGTAATACTTAGTTTTTAAATCTTCCAAAAAGTTTTTGGCTTCTACAACTGCTTCTTTTTTAGCGAGTTTTTTTCTTTTGACGTCTCGCTCTTCGTCAATATCTGTATCAAATGAAAATTGCTCTTCCATTACGAAAGCAACTTCATCTTCAGTTAAATGTGGTTTGGTTTTTTTATAGTACTCTTCTAATAACTTTTCTTCATTTATATTAGAATAATCAGCATTTAATCTTACATAATCTTCTACTGTACCTCCTGTTTCATCCATAAAATTAACCAGTTTTTCAATATTTTCTGGTAATTTAGAAGTAGGATCTGAAACCTCATCTATTACTTTATTTTGCACCGACTCCCCGGCGATCTCTTGAATTTCTTCAATAGGCGAGCTGGACTCTTCAATGGTTGTGTCTCCTCTAGCGTCCACCTTTTCGCCATCTCCGGTTCGTTCTTCCACATCCACCGTCTTTGTTTCTCCGATTTGAATGGCATCGTCTTCTTGTTTTTTAGTTAAATCTACTTTAATTATTTCTTCTGTTTTTACATTAGGATCTTTAGTTAAATCCACCTTAACAGGTTCATTATTAGATTTAAATTGTTTCATTTTAGGTTTAGATTTGATTTTCATATCTCCACCTTCTGATTTGACTTCTTCAGTCACCTCAGGCTTAGTTTTTGTTTCTGTTTTTGACATAATATAATATTATAAAATTAATTAAACACCCGCAGCACCACTAAATTGTGCTGGAGTTTCTTTTTCAAAATCTGTAGGTAATCCACTAGAATTTCTTTGCTCAATCATTTTACTTTGTTGAGTACCTTCCATTTTTGTTCTTTTATCTTTCCGATCTTCGAGAAGATTTTCTTTTGATTTCATAGCTTCAACTTCTATCTGTTTCAATTCCATATCAAACTTGTGTTTGAATTGTAATTCTTGTTGTTTAAGTTGAGCTTGAGTCTGTAATCTTTGTATTTCAAATTGACTTTTAGCTTGTTCAAATTGAATATTAGACGATGTTAAAGCTTCTTGCTTTTGTACTTCTGCCATTGCCGCTGCTTCAGATGCTTGGGCCTGCGCTTGTCCTTCAGCCTCAGCTTGAGCTTGCTGGGCCTCTTGCATAGCTTCAGCTTTCTTCTTACGTTTCTGTTTTAAAACGTCGTTTGCTAATTTTAAGTTCTTTATTTGTCTAATATCAATAGCATCTTCTAAATCAATTCCACCTTGCTGTAGAGACATTTGGATATTTTGTTCTAACATTTGTCTCTCCTCTTCTTCCGGTTCTAATACTAAATAAATACCAAAATCATGAAGATTTAAATTTTGTATTTCTGCTAAAGTCCCTGTATTATAAGTAGAAACAGAACTCTTAAGAGAATTTAAAGTTAAAGGATATTTTAAAGAATCTCCAATTTTTAATGCAATGTTTTCACAGGTTCTTAGTATTAACCATAACCCTGCATCTAATATATGTTTAGTTGCAACATTAGATTGATTAGCCGCCATTTTTTGTAAACCTACTAATGTATTTTTATCTGGTACTGTACCATCTCTAGCTTCATTTAATCCGGTCACGTCTCTTATTAACTGTAAATAATATTGATATGTGCTAATTAAACTTGATATTTTTCCTTGACCCGTAGAGGTTGCTAATTCTTGAATAGGTATTTTACCAGGATTCATATCTCCTTCTTGAGTCATTGATCTACCTACTATAGAACCAGTTTGGAAATACATATTTAATGCTTCAGCTGGATTATAATTAGTACCATTACCTAAATCTACTTCTGCTAAACCATCCATATCTAAGAACACTCCATCTGGAACCATTCTAGCTATTACTTGTTGAAGTTTTAAATGAGTTAACTGAATCATATCAGCAAATCCAGTTATTTTACTTACAATAGAATTAATCCTACCTTTATACATTCTTGGAGCTACAATAGCATAACTCATTTCAACCTTAGTAGTATCTGCAAAAGGTCTTGTCATATTTTCTGATAACTTCCACTCTACTAATTCATTGTTACCAATAACTTTACAACCCTGATAAAGAACTTCTATTTTTCTTTCAACTCTTGAAAATTTATCACTCTTAGGAGGATCAAAAGTATCGTCTTTTATTAATGCTTTTTCTAAACCAGTCTCTGTTTCTTTTATTTTAAATACCTGGGTATTATAAGTTTTATATTCAAAGAATAAAACTTGAACCGTATTTTGGTCATAAGTCTGCCAACCGTATAATTGTTGATTACTATAGCTCTTAGTTTGTTGTATTTTTTCTAATTGCTTTTCAGTTAAGTGAGGAAATTGTTTAGCTAACTCAGGAATAGTTAATTGTTTTATTTCTCCTACATAATAAATATCCTCAAAATTAGGATCTTCAGTATAAGAATAAATCATATTTGCTGGATCTACATAATCTATAGTAACTCCATTCGCTGGATTCCATTGAGTTTTTACTGCACTAATCCCTAATGTGACTAGATCATAATAAAATCTTTTCTTAACATTGTCAAATTTATTTTTAGCTAAAGTATTATCAATTACCTCTTCTTCAGCAATTTCTACAGCTTGCTTATAACTAAGTTGCATATGAAGATCTAACTCTTCTTTATTTTCAGGTAGATTAGCTGGATCAGGACTTTGGTATTGATCAATACCTAAAGTTCCTTTTAATTCTTGCAAATAAGGTTTAGCTAACATATCTTCATAAATAGCATTAGCATAATCCGTTCTTTTCTTTAATGATATAGGGTCTTGTGCATAAGCATTTATTTCAAATACTTTATTAGCCATTCCATTTACTACTATATCTACAAATTTAGAAACTACTGGAACAGGTTTCCAATCTAAATTCATATAAGACATATCACCATTAATAGCAAGTTCATCTTTATATTTTTGGACCGGTTGTTCCCCACGCGCATATAATCTTAAGGTATGGAATCTATTATAAGAAGTAGCAAATCTAGTACCATTACCCCCTTGTCTCCACCATTCACTTTCTATAGCTTGTGCGACTTGTCTCCCATAATCTATAGAGGATTTTTCAACGTCTGGCACAGTTTGGCTAGGAAAGGCGCTATTTGGATTTGCGTATGTATTCATTTATTTAATTATTTTTGAAACTAATCCTTTATTATCATATCTTTTAATACCAAGATCAATTGGTTCTCGTTTTCTTCTGCTTACTGGAGCATATCTATTTTTATTACATGCCATTATAGCCAGTCCAGAACTAATAGAAGCATCGTGTGTTGTTCTATTATTTATATCAAAAGATGCCCAGTCTTCTAATGTTCTTTGAAAATACAGATCTCCATAACCATCTCCATTAAAACCAATTGCATTTTCTATATAAGATTCAATTGCTGCAGCATGAGCTTGCTTAATATCTTCACTTGAATTAGGTATACCGCCTATTTCTTTTTCTGTTACTGAAAGTTTATTCCAAACTTTATCAGGTCGGTTCATTGAAAAACCCCTATAACCTCTTCTTCTAAAATGATATAAAAGTCTAGGTTTATTATTTTCAACTAAAATTGGCATCCCATAAAATATACAAGCCATTAATACATCTTCAAAAAACACTTCTGCAGTTTGGGGTCTTGCTATATATTCTAAGAAAAAATGATCTGCTGGAGCATCTTCCATACTAAATTTAGTTAATCCATGTAAAGATCCATTAGATCCTCTTTTATCAACTGTTCCCGATATATCATAAGGATCACATCCAAATGCCCCTATATGTTCATTACCAGGATATTTAATACCATTTTTTTCAAAAAACCTATTTTGTAAGTTACTATCTGGTATCCAAGTTATAAAAAATCTACCTTTATTATTAGGAGCAAATACAACTCTTGTATCTTTTATTCCATTTTCCCATATAAAATTACCTTGACTTACTGCTGCTCTATTATTAGAATCTTCATTAAAATCTATTTGTTGGTATATCTTAGTTAGATTAAATAAAGATGCTTTGGATTCATCTCTAAAGGCATGCTTAGTGGTACGCGGAAATTGTCTATAAAATTCATTTAAAGCATCTTGATCACTCTTTAATCCTTCAACTTCATTCTTCCAATATTTAATGACCCCAAGGTCAATAAATTCTCCATGTGGTCCTTCCACTTCAGTTGTGGGAGTGTCGAAGACAGGCATCCCATAAGAATCAATATATCCTTCGTAGTTCCATTCCATAGGTATGAACAAAGAATATAATCCCGAGCTAGTCTGTCCATTGCGGTTTCTTTTTTTAACATCTGAGTTATCATATAATTTTTTAAAGTTTCTACCTCCTTTATCTAATGCATTTGAAGTACTCCCCATCATACATTTACCAATAATTCTACTACCTAATCTTAATGTGGTTTTTGTAACCCTCCAGTTATTTAATATATTATTAGGTCTTTCCCATTTCCCTGATTCATCATGTACTAATAGTTTTAATTTTTCACCATCGTAACTATTATCACCTGTATTTTTCCAGTCAACAGTTGTATCTAATCCTTCTAAATCTCCTGCTTTACTTCCTGCCTCAATGCTTCTTCTAGTGAATTTAGAGGCTGGTACTCTATATGCTAACTCTGTTTTAGGTCGATCCATACCATCCTGAATCGGTTTAAAAAAGAATGGATAGTTAACCGAAATTGGTACAACTTTGTCAGTAAACATCTTTTTAGCATCTTGTCCGGTTTTAGATAATATTCCATATCTGGAATCACTAGATATTGTTGCTAAATTTATTACCTCTCCTGAGGCCATAAAAGAGAATCCTGATCTACGATTTTTAAGATAACAGATTCCGTAACATCTGGTATCTGCTTTGCAAGCTTCCCAGAATATAAAGAATAATCTATTGGCTTCTCTAAAATCTGCTTCCCCAACATCAATCTTGCTCCACTGCAAGTACATATAATGAGTGCCAGTAAGATAAGTAGGTTTACCTTTATTAATATACCAAAAACCTTCTTCACGTCTTTTAAATTCTTCATCTATATATCCAAACCATTTCTCTTTAAAATCTTCTGGATATTCTTTCCAGTCAAATATTGTCTTAATTCTAGAAAGAGATTTTGGGTATTGAGCTCTAGTCCATCTATCATTTTCAAAAACTACTGGGGTTTCTTTTTTTGGTAAAGCTATTCTAAGATTTTGTATTTCATAAATCTCACCTATTTTACCAGTCCTACTGATAACTATAATATCATGTTCCTTGTTATATCCATATTCCCATTTACTATAACGGTTCATCCTATTTATAATCTTAGGTTTTATATGGTCATCAATTATTTTGCATAAAACTTGTTCGTACATTATTTAGATCTCCTTTCTGCAAACCCTTTAAAAGCTACTTCTTTCTTCTCTTCTTCTTTGGGTTTATCTTCTAATAAATTCTTTTCCTCTTCAATTCTATTTAGAATTTCAAAAGCATCGAATATAGCTAATTTCTTAGTAGCTGCAGCATTTTTAAGTCTATCTGCGGAAATATCCATATTAGAATCTACAATAGGTTCTCTAGCTACTTTGATTAATTCTTCAACAGCTATTCGCCCAGCTTGGATTATACTCTTCTTCGTTTCCTTTGTATTCATACTTTATAACAATATCATTTGATTTCATACAATAAAT